CCTGCTGCAAACCTAACGTCTTGCAGGGCTTCGGCTCGGTTAGTAGAGTCCGAATCATTCACCAAGCGCCAAAACTTAATGGCTTCGGTAATTTTGTCGTTGTTTGTGTCTTGATATGCCATGTTTTATCCCATCCATGAGCCAGCGGTTGCTACTTGCTGTTTTTTGCGTTTAACAGGTTCTTTAATCATAAGCGCAATGTACCTAAATGCGTCAGCACCGTGTGAGTAATGATCATGTAGGGGATTGCGGCTAAATTGTTTGGTGTCGGGGTCAACCTCATACCGATAGTGCCGCAGGCAAGCCAACCCATCGGCAGCGTGTTCACGGTCAAACCAGCAATTAGGGAATATTGTCCTGGCAGCGTTGATAGAGTCTAGGATTGGCACTCGAGGCAAGATGTTGGTCTTAAAGCCTGCCGCCCTAACGATGTCGTCAATGCTGCGTCCTGCCGCCGCTAGGGTTTTGTTCTCAGCGTCATGGGGTAGCCAAATGGTTTCGTACACATAGCCAAAGGTTTGCATGGTGGCTAGGTAATAGCTGATGGTCTTTTGGCTATCTTCTATGTACCGAATCAGGCGTGTTTCCATGCCCACAAATTGCAGAAACCAAATGGCGGTGCTGTCAGACCAACCCAAGTCAAATACAGCATGAACAGGCTTGGTAGCGTCATACAGCACTTTGGTGATGCGCCCATCCTTTTCTGCCTGTTGCATTTCCTTGGCAAAGATAGCCCCGTCCACCGTCTGTCTGCATAAGCCTTCCCACACTTGGTTGTAGGCTTCCTCATCTCTTGCTTTAAGGGCATCCTTTTCCATCCGCAGGGTTTCGGGAAACCACGGGTTGTCGTACCAGTTCACCCGCATTGAAATGCAGTCTTCAGGGGGATTGGCTACAAACCGCTGGTAGGTTTCATCCGTTTCTAGCTCGGGGTTGAAGCTCACCCATATCTCTGAACCCGCCTTACGGATGGTTGGGATTAAGACGTTCCAACTTAAGCGGCTGACGGTTTGGGCTTCTTCTACCCAACAAATGTCTATGCCTTCATAAGATTTAACATTGGCTACGTTGTTTTTGAGGCCGACAAACGCAAACTCTGTTCCATTCTTGCCTCTGATGCTGGCTTGGGTGATTTCGTAGAAGTTCAGCAGCCCCAGGCTTTCAATTTGGTCGCACAGCAGTTTGTGTACCGAATCCCTCATTGATGTCATAAACTCTCGGGCGCACAGAATGCGGATGGGGTTTTTTGCCCCTAAGATTAAAAGCGCCCTAGCTATGCCCCAACTCTTTGCTCCACCCCTGCCGCCGTGTAAGACCTTGTAACGGCTCTTTTTAAACAGACCTTCCAGCTTAATTGGGAATTCTGCGTTGGCGATTGCAGTTTGAACATCACTCATTTGGCTTTACAAAGCTGACCTGTATGCCCTGCAACGGCTCACCGTCTTTACCTGTTACTTCCTGTTTGACGGTTTCAGCCCACTTTAGCTGTGTCTTAGTCCACCAAATCAGGGCCGTTGTGTCGCCGCTAGTGGCCTTGCTGAATAGCGTTTTGGCTATCTGCCCGTTGGCTTTGGCTTTCCCCATATCAAGCTCGGCACGGTAATACTTGCGCAGAGTCTTGTCGTCTATACCAACCAATATGGCTATTTGCTCATGAGGCAAGCCTAAACCGCTGGTGCTTTCGACCATGCGTTTGCTCTCGTCCGTAGGTGTGTGTTCTTGCATTTGTTTTATAAAGGGGAAATGCTAGGGTTAATCCTAACAAAATAAGTTGCAATTGTCATTTTTTCCCTTTAGGATGTCCACATCCCTGTACAAAAAGGTCTTTTATGCAAACCAAATTAAGCCAAGTTAAAGCAGCCTACATTACAGGCAATTACCAGCAAGCACTTAGCATTGCAGCCAAATTTCCTAACCTCGGCACAGAACGCAAAGCAATTACCCTTGCTGCTGAATGCTATACCAACCCACGCTTTTATAGCCAATTAGTTGACATTGAGCAAGCAAAGGCCAATGGCTTGCAAGCCTTAGTCCTCCGTTACGGGTTCTAATACCCCTAAGTCAACTTCTACTACACCACAGGCTTTGGCGGCTTTTTTGCCATCGCCTTTAACAAATACTAAGATGTTTTGGTGCGTTTTGCCTAATTTTCGGCTTGCGCTAAATTGTTTGCCAGCCCTAATAGGTAGGCTTCCAACGGCGGTAATCAAAATGGCTTCGTTGTAATAATTAAGCCCTGCTTCCTTAAAAGCCTGAATAGTGTCGCCCACAAAATTGTAGTAATTGCCTTTTTTGTCCCGCACCTCACCTACAACAAAGCAAGCAAAGCGGTCCTCTTTGAGCAAAGCGCAGGTTTTTTTGATAATTTCAAAATATGCGCCCTTAAATTCCTCATAAGCTAAGGTGCTTAAATCTTTTGGATCGGTGCTGTAAACTTCTAAGTCTGCATAGGGCGGGCAGGTAAAAACCAAGTCAGCCTCAACATCGGCGCAGGTGTTGTCTATGTTGCGGCTGTCGCCACATATCCATGCGGGTGGTAGGTCATCGTCCATGCACAGCTCCGCACCCTGTGCACGGTTTGCGTCCACCTGCTCCTGCCGCAGCTCATGCCCCACGTACCTGCGGCCCAGCTTGCTGGCCACAATGCCCCGCACGCTGCCACCAGCAAATGGGTCAAGCACCGTGCCGGCCATGGGGCTAAACCATCGGTAGGCAATCTCGCAGAGTACTGGGTCAAAGATGCTGCCGCCCTCGTTATTGCCGCGCCCCGCCATGTAGTCCGGCGTGTTCTTGCTTACGTTGGTTGGCGCAATGTCACGCCCCTCCTCACTTTTAATCCCAAGCGCCAACCATGCCCGCTTGCGGTCTTGCCACCAGCCTTCACGGGCATTTAAAACGCTAAATGGGGGTATTAAGAAGCGGGCTGATAAGCTGCCAGCCCCTGCGCCATCAACAACATCAACATCATCGCCATCTGGCATTAGCAACGCATCAAGCTCTTTAGGGTCAAAGCCTAATATTTCTAACGCAAAGCCATCTGCCAACAAGTCGTTAAGTTCGATGGTCAGCATTTCATTGTCCCACCCTGCGTTTAGCGCCAGGCGGTTGTCGGCAATGATGTAGGCTTTCTTTTGGGTTTCGGTTAGGTCTGCAAGCTCAATGGTTGGCACTTCTGTATAGCCTAGCTTACGTGCAGCCATGAGGCGGCCATGCCCTGCAATGATGCCGTTTGAACCATCTACCAGTATTGGGTTAGTCCAGCCAAATTCCTTAATGCTTGCCGCTATCTGAGCCACTTGCTCATCGCTATGGGTGCGGCTGTTTTTTACATATGGAATTAGCTCTGTGACCTTCTTTTGGGTAATTTTCACTTTTTGGGCTTTTTGTCTTCTTTGGCCTTACGCTGCACAGAATAGGCAATAGCCACCGCTTGTTTAGGTGGCTTACCTGCTTCTATTTCTTTTTTGATGTTGGCTTTAAGAGCCTTTGGTGTCATCGATGCTATCAACGGCATTTGATTTCTCCTGTGAGACCCAATTGGTTAACTCTTGGATAGCGCCGCTGATCTGAAGCAGCACAGCTTCGTGTTGCTTGGCTGTGCTTCTTAGTTCCTCTATGCGCTTTTCAATTTGCTCTACGTTCACGAAACACCGTGCAAGATGGCAAAGTTGATGATCACGGCTTCAGACAATGAGCCACCTGTCAAATTACGCAATGTAACTACAGCAGAGCCTGATGTCATGCTAGAGATGTACACGGTATAAGCGCCTGCTGTGCCGCCGCCTGACACGTTCACAATGATGGCATCATTTGTAGAAACAACGGTGTTGGTTAAAGTAAATGAAACTGCAGTATTGCCAGCCAAGGCTGCGGCATTCATAGTGATGCGACCAGCAGACTTGTTTAAAGTTACGCCAGTAGATTTGTCGGTGAGTTGGGTCACAGTACCTTGTGCGGCAGCGGCATAACCTAATTGGTCGCTGACAAAACAAGTTGTGAATTCGGGGTCTGAGTAGGCTACGCCTGTTGCTACTGAGTTAGACATGATTAGCTCCTTTTAACAATTCCAGTTTTTAAGAGATGCCTTGGCCCGTTCTGCAGGGCCTTTGGCGTTTTTAACTACCCCCTCCATTCTTGCACAAAATGATGCTTTTCTACCTGCATCGGCTTTTGTTTTGGGATTGGGTGCGGGTGGTTTTAGGTTTGCGTTGTTCTTGGCGTTGTATTCAGCACGACCTTTAGCGGTCATTCCTGCGCCTTTTTCGGTAGGGTTGTAGGTTTTGCCCTTACCCGTGGTCTTGTGCGGTATGGGCTTGTCGTGCTTTTTAGTAGCCATGTTATTTTTTGGCAGTTTTGGCAGATTGCTTGAATGCTGCTGCCGTTGGTGCGCCTTTTGAGCCTGGCGTTCTCATGCGTTCAGGGGTCTTGCCTGCAGCTTTTTGGCGCTCAATGCGCTCTTGCTTGGCATGGATGTTGGCGTATAGCCCTTGTTTTGCCATTTAAGCCTCCACAACGGCGCAAATGTCCGCTTCTTGAATGATTTGATACATCTGACCGTCAATCATGTGGGTAGGCCACTTAAGGTAGTCGCCATTGCCGTATTTGATGAAGTCACCCACTTGGGTTTCTGTCACCATTGGGCCTACAGACATGACTGTACCCTCATTAAAGGGTTCTTTGTTGTCCACATAGATGATTTCAGACAATGTACGCACTTGGGGGCGTACTACCACACGGTCACGCAGCGGCTTGAGCATTTGGCTTCCTCACGTATTTGCGTTTTTTGACTTCGGTGGTTTGGTCTGTGGTGATGTCGTACACCTGAAGCGGTATGACTTCCACCATTTTTAGCGTGTGTTCACCACACCAATCATTTTCATGTTTGTTGTTGTGCATGGGGTAGCGTCTGCAAATGCCCATGATTTGCTGGTTCTTAAAGAACTCGCAAGTTTTACAATTCCGATCAGCCATTCAAAATGTCCTTTGTTTGGTTAGAAAGCCCTGCGGTCTGCACACCGTGGGGTTTTCGCTTTTACTGGTACGACTTACGATCGTGTGTGTAGCAGCAGCCATTCATTTTACCGCCATCAAACTTAGCGTCTTTGCCAGTTTGGTTGGTCATAGCGTCAGGAATGTTCTTTTTGACCATGCCTGTTTTTTTCATGTCAGGGGCAGGGTTGCTTGGCATAGACACTTGTGCGCCGTAGCCTTTAGGTTCGTTTTTCATTAGGTTTGCCATAGTTTCCTCACTTAAGGGTTAGTAAATACAGGGTGGAATTGATCAAATCGGCAATTTCGTCCACCAAATTCTGCAATTCAGTATCTTGGGGGATTTCTTGCCTTGCTTCCTCTACAAAACCCTTAAGCTGGGTCAGGTAGTCTGTCGGGCTTTCCTGCGGCTGGTGTAGCTCATCAGGAAAACGCTCCATGCGGGTGTTGTAGCGGCCTTGGTAGCTTTCTGCCAAGCTGTCAGCTAAGTCAACAATCTTGGGATAGAACTTTCCTAGTGCTTTATGTACAGGATATTCACGGGTCTGTAAGTGCTGGAAATGCGTAATTGTCCCTGCGTGAAACAGGGTAGCAATAAATTCCGCAACTTCGGCATTTTTCATTGTTGCACTATACCAAAAAAGCGGGGGGCGCAATACCCCCCTGAAATGTGGCAACTGCTAACCACCAGGCAATGGTAC